AACCAGGCGATGCAGCGGACGAGCCGCTGATCCTGCGTGTTCTTACGCCACGCCCTCCCTCAGCTTCGCGGCCATCGCCCGCTTCGTCGCCTCGAACCGCGCCGCGTCGTCGCCGCTCCAGGACTGCGGCGGCGGCCGGTCGTCCGGGCCGCGAGCGGCGCGCTGCTCCCTCGGGTTGTCGAACTGGCCCCCGAGGACCTTGTCGACGAAGCCCGGGGCCACGAGCTGCGGCAGCGTCACAGGGTCGCGGAAGTACTTGCACCGGGGAAGGGCCTGGATGGCCGCCAGGGCCTTCTCGAACCAGCCGGGCTCCGACAGCCGGTCGGCCACCTTGTCCGGTGCCGTCGGCAGGCTCCAGGGCTTCCCGTGGCCCTTCTGGACGGCGGCCGCCCAGGCCTTGCGGAGCGTCTCCCAGCCGGGCGGCCCCGGAGGGCCGCTGCCCCCGTCGAGCGCAGCGCCACCGGGGGAAGAAGAAGAACTTCTATCTCCTCTCTCTCTGGCGCGTTGCGCCCCGGCTGGGGGCGCTACGCGCCCCCGCTGGGGGCGCTCAGCGCCCCCGACCTTGTCGACCTGGTGCCGGACGGTGGCCAGAGCCCTGGATTTAGCGGCTTTTGAGAACCTGGCGTCCCATCCGGGGATACCAACGGTTCCGTTTTCCGCGTCGATCACGAGCCAGCCCACGTCCTGCACCGCCGACCAGAACGATTCGTCGCCCCCGCAGACCTTCGACAGGAGCCGGATCGACATCCGGGCCGACCCGTCGGAGCTGTTCAGGGCGGCCCAGCCCCAGAGCATCAGGAGCCGGCCGACGACCTGGTCGGCCGGCAGGCCGGTGGTGTCGACGAGCTCGAGGACCTCGGGCTTCTGGGGTAGGCAGACGTCGTAGGGGATCCACTCACCGGCCATGCGTCACCTCGCTACACGGAGTCGCGACCGGATCGAGCTTCGCGAAGCCACGCCCGATCGCTATCTCGACGCCGACGCGGTAGCAATCCTTCAGCGTGTCGCGGAAGGCCTTCATCGACTTCGTCCTTGTAGCCGCCTGGGAGTCGTCGTGGTCGCTAAAAGCAACCATCTTGTTTTTCGTGCCCATGCTGACGCCGACGCGATTGCCGAACCTGCGCAGGAACGGCCGGAACGCGTGCCTCATAAGGTTCGACCGAGCGATGCCGGCCTTGTGATGAAACGGAGACATTCGGGCGACATGCCTCGACCACGTCTCGACACCTGGAGGCCTGCCTCCCCTGACGAACATCATCGCAACTCCGTCTACCTCTGTGACGATCAGCGAAGCGACCGAATAGCATGCGACCTTGCCGATTGCCCTTCCCCTCCTGCGAAAGATCTCCAGCCCCAACTCGACAACGTGTGGCATGTGCCGACCCATGTATCCAGTAGTCCTCTCGGCGTTCAGCGCGATCGACGAATACCCACGCACAGCCTTGCCGTAGTCTCGCTTCGGATCCCTAGAGAAAGAGGCCGGAGGATCAGCCAAAGAAACCGCGTTGCAGTTCATCACATACAAGGCGAGCGCCATCGCGTCCGCGGCGTCGGTCTTCTTGTGTGACTGAACATCGGGAAACCTTTTTGCGGCCCAAGCCCTTGCCCTTGTGCCTGAGTGATAATGCGGGAAGAGCTTGATAGTGATCCCTGCTGACCTGGCGGACGCGTAGAGGTCGAGCAGTTCTTCCGCCGCGAAAGGCTGGGCGAGAGACTTCCTGGTCCTCGGCGTAGCAAGGTGGGCCGACTCAACAACCAGCAGAGACCCACGCTTGAGCGCGAGAATCGCGTCCCTAGCCGAAGAGGAGTCTGCGCTCCACGACCTGCCATCACCAGTCGAGTAAAAGTGAATCCGCCCGTCCCCGAAGTCGAGGCCGACGACATCGACGAACAGAGACGGGTCGAGCCAGCACCGAGACACGTTCCGGTCGGCCGAGGGCTGAACTGCCTGGCCGCCGCTCTCGTCGGCCCACAATGTAAGGTTGCGTGTCACGCTATGTAATCCTTTACTTCGTGAGTTAAAAACCGGTGGAACCCATGTGCCCAAAAGACGGTATCCGTCACGCAACGAAAAGGATTCCACCGGCCACGGCGACCACGGATCCGAAAGGGCCGTTGGCCCACGTCGTGAAAAGGTCGCCGATGTTCATTCCTTGACCCTCCACACCCTCGCCCCCGCCGTCCCGTGCCCCTTCCGCCTGGCCGCGTAGCCGACCGCCTCGATCCGCCCACGCCGCGCGAGCGTCCCGATCACCGCCCCGAACGCCCGCGCGTCGTGCGGCACCAGGCCCAGCCGCTGGCAGTGGTCGACGATCTCCTCGCCGGAGCGGGCCCGCCCGTCCGCCAGCAGCTCGAGCACCGCGGCCCGGGCCCGCTCGCCGTCGAACTCCGTGACCCGCTCGGCCTTCGCGAGACAGGCCGCGGCGGCCGCCTGGCCGCGGCACAGGGCCACGAGCGGCAGATCCGCGTCTTTCTCGATGAACGTCCCCATCACGAGCCCCTCCGCTGCGGCTGGCAGCACCGCGCGAGCCACGCCTTCAGATGCCGCTTCAGTTGGTCCATCGCTCACCTCCGTGTATGTGCCGCGTGTCGTGCGGCTGACGGCCCAGGCCTCAGTGATGGAGGCCCTGATCCTGGGCTGCCGGTGTTTCATCGCGACCGCCGGCGGCGCTCTCCCCGGGGCCGGCAATGACAGCCCCTTCGGCCGGGAGCGGCCGTGTCTCGTTCCTCGCCGTGGCGGCCTCGTGCCGCAGCTCGGCCGCCTTGTCCGTGATCCGCTCGGCCGCCTCGTCGAGCTGCTCCGCGGCGCGTAGCAGGGCCTCCCAGCGGTGCAGCCGCCACTCCCCGGTGAGCTTGTAGAGCCACTGGCCACCGATGCGGACGAAGTGGTCGTATCCGCTCTGGTGGTTGCGGTCGCGGACCTCGACGACCTCGCCCTCCAGGTGGTGGAGCTCGACGTGTCCGTCCGGACGGATCGAAACGGTGCTCTTGAACATGGCAGCCTCCTAGAACGGGATGTCGTCGCCGCTGGTCGCCGAGGCCTTGAACGCAGCCGCGGCCTTCGCCGGTTTGGATCGCGGCGGCGATGCGGCCGGCGGCTCCGGCCGCTCGACCGCCACGAACTTCCTGACGTTGGCCCAGGTCGACCCGGTCTTGCCGACCTTGTGGTAGATCTCTGCCGCCAACCGCCGGCCGGCCAGGTCGCCGGCCTGCATGGTGGCCCAGTCCTCGGCCGTGATCCCGAGCGACTTCCGCAGGCCCGACGCGATCCGCTTGGCCCAGTCCGCATCCTTCGGCAGCTTGCAGAAGACCCAGCCGAACCGCTTGTCGTCGTGGACGAGCCGCAGTTCGACGCGGGCGTCGTCCTCCAGGACCTCGCGGATCCGGAAGTCGTGCAGGCCCTCGGGCACCAGCTCGCGCTCGGTGGCCGGTTTCGCCGCCTGCGGTTCATCGGCGATGTCGTCTCGTCCCCAGTCCATGCGTCAGACCCTTTCCTTGGTGGTGGCCGTCTCCGGCCGGTTGTGTTTCCCGGTCTCGTAGGCCGCGCGGATCGCGTCCCCGATGCTGATGTCGCCGTAACGGCAGAGCCGCTCGATGTCGGCCAGCCGCTGCTCCGGCGTCTGCGCCGGCTTGCGGCGCTTGGCCCGCCACGGGGCCTCGTCATGCCACGGCATCGGCGGCCTCCTGGGGCTCGATGGCGTCGTGCCGGGCCGCCAGCCGCTCGCGGAGCGCCGTCCGCTGGTCGTCGGTGATCTCGCCCGTCGACACGAGCTGGTCGATTCGGTCGCCGATCTTGCCCAGCGTCCGGACGCTGGCCGCCTCGGCGATGTACGCCAGGATCCGGTCCTCAAGCGAAGCGTCGGGAATGGCGATCGGCTTGGCCGAGGCTGCCGGTGCCGGCACCCCGTCAGCCAGCCACGCGGCGAGCTCGCGGCCGAACTTCTCGTCCGGCTTGTCGATCAACTTGTCCTGGAACTTGCCGGTCCGGTCCTTGATGACGTTCGCGATGTGCTCGGTCGAGATCTCCACCAGGAGGTCGAACTCGTACTCGACGCCTTTTCCTTGCTCCGGTGCCAGGCCGACCCGCTGCGGCGACTTCTTGCCGTTGTTGTCGACGGTCGTCCACTCGGTCTTCGACCGCATCGTCGCGAGGACGTGGCCCGGGAAGTCGAGGATCGCCTTGACGAGCTTCCGCTGGAGCGGCGTGCCCTCGCTCCAGGCCGACCAGGTGTTCCCGCGGTACTTGGCCTTCGCGAGCTTCTCGACCTCCTCGAGCAACGTCTGCCACCCGTGCGACAGGCTGTCGATCACGAGCACCCCGTAGCCGCTCTCGCCGGCCAGCCGGATCGCGGCGATGTAGCCGTCGATCGACTGGTCCTCGAGTTCCAGGACGTCGAAGTCGAAACGGTCCGAGTACTTGCTCGCGGAGCCGCGCTCGGTGTCGATCACCGCGATCCGGCCGCCGAGGCCCGTGGCCACCCGTAGGCTCGTGAACGTCTTCCCGGCTCCGCTCGGCCCGAAGATCGCGGCCCGGAGTTTCGCCTGGGCCTTCGTCGCTTTATGGAATCCTGCCATCATTCGCTCTCCTTCGTGGTGAAAACCCGCAGCCCCACTCCATCGAGGCCGCGGACGTGTTTGCTTCCCTGCTTGACCGGCCTCCGCCGGCATCCTCCGCCGCAGCCTCCGCCGCGGCGGCCTTCCTGAATCAGCGCGATCCCGTACACGAACACCGTCCCGGTGAAGATCAGCAGCACAAGCGCCGCCACGATCAGCGAAGAGCCCAGGACGAAGTCGCTCATTCCCACACCTTCCCTTCGGTGTCGCGGGCGTACGGCATGGCCTCCTCGACGGCCCGCCGCCAGTCAGCTACGAGCACCGGGTCCATCGCGTAGATCCCGGCCGCGACCGGCCGCATCGACACGAGGATCCGATGGCTGGCGTTGAGCGGCCGAAAAACTTTCACGAGGTGGTACGCCTTCCTGCGTAGCCAGGTGTGATGCGGGCCGACGCGGTTGTCGGCTCGGTGATGTGCCATCCGTGGCATGTGGAATCCTCAGAAGGGCATCAGCTCCTCGGTCGTCACCTCGACGATGTCCGTAGCCGTCTCGAGCAGGATCAGGCCGCGGTGAAACCCGACGACCTTCCCGGTCTCAGTGACGCCGGGCGTCCAGTGGTCCCGGCGGTAGATCACCGTCTTCCCGGGCTCGATCCGGTTGCCGTACAGATCCGTCATGCCCTGGATGGCCGCGGCGGCCTCGGCGTCCCCGGGCATCCGTGCGTTGTTGGCGTCCATGCGTTGTTCTCCGTTAGGCTATTCGCAGCAGCCCGCAGCGACGATCCGCATCACAATCACGAGCAGCTCGATCCAGAACTCGACATTCATCTCGTCCTCCGTGACGATGGGTGGGGAGCGTATAGCGTCGATAGGCTATACGTCAACAGCACATTTCTCGGCTTTCTGACGGGCAGAATTCAGCCGGTCTTTCGGTAGCCGCGGGGGCGGCCGCAGAGCTTGCCTGCCTTGCGCTGGCTGGCCTTCTCGCCGGCCAGTCGCTCGAGCTCGTCCAGATCGACAAGCAGGGCTCTGGTAGAAATTTTTTCCGACCAGATCTCGCCGCGGTTGGCCATCGTGACGATGTGCCGCTGGCTATACCCTGTGACCTCCGACGCCTCGGCCGTGCCGCAGACGCGGCGCTTCGGTGGGAGTCGAACTGCCATCCTCATGGCCTCCGAACCTACGGGCATCCGTTCCCGAATCAACCGACTGTCCGGCGGCCGACTCCTCGGCGTTTTCCGGACAGGATTGCAACTATTGACAGTGGCGGGGGCAGGAGCGAACCGTTCACCGACCAGACGTGCGGCGGCCAATCGGAAAAGGCCGCACGACCGGAACACCCCACGGAAGAAGCCCCCCAAGCACGGAAGCGTGACCTATCCCTTCGTCGGAGGTACACGCGATGACACTCGACGCCTTTCTCGAAACCGTTTACGTCCCCCTTCGTCTCCGCGGCCGATCGCCAGAAAGCGTGCGGCTCCTGCGGCACGCGATCACGCAGTTCTCCAAGTGGCTCGGGCGGCCGGCCCTGCTCGACGACCTAGACGACCTGGTCGTCTCGCAGTGGCTCACGAAGATGGCCGAGAAGAAGTCGCCGAACTCCGTCGCCCGCGAGCGGTCGGGCATCCTGGCTCTCTGGAACCTTGCCCAGGGCCGCGGGCTGGTGAAACTGCGGCCGACCGTCGCGCCTGAGCTCGTGCCGCACCATGTCCCGCGGGCCTTCACCGCCGACGAGCTCGGCCGGCTGGCGGCAGCCGCGCGGCACGCCGGCGGCTGGGTGGGGCCGGTCCCCGCGCGGGTGTTCTTCCCGGCGCTGATTGCCGTCGGCCTAGAGTCTGGCGAGCGGATCAACGCGATCCTCTCGACGCCGCGGCACTGCTGGCAGCGGCCGACGCTCACGGTCCCCGCGCGAGTCCGGAAGGGCCGGGCCCAGGAGCGGGTCTACGAGCTGTCGCCCGAGGCCTGCGACCTGGTCGACGCCGTCAGCCGGCACGATGGGCCGACGGTTTTCTGGTGGCTCGCGTCCGGGACGGCCCTCCGGAAACGCTGGAAGACGATCACCCGCTGGGCTGGGCTTGGCGACGGCCGCGACGTGCAGTTCCACGCGCTGCGCCGGTCCACGGCCTCGCACCTGGCGGCGGCCGGGCTCGACGCGACCGCGTTCCTCGGGCACTCGTCCGACCGGATCACGCGGCGGTCGTACCTCGACCCGCGCGTGGTCGACTCAAAGCGCCCGAAGGCCTGGCAGAGCATGCCCCGGGTGTTCCGGCCGGATCCGGAGCCACCGGCACGATCGGCGTAGCCGGCCGTTCGTCGCCTTCCTGCCCCCGGTTTGCAACTATCGGCGAATCCTGCGACGCACGACCCGCCCAGTCGTCGCGGGCCGATCGTGATGGTGGACCTGGTGCTGGGCGAGGAGCTCCCGGGACACAGCCGCCTCGACCGCCCGCGCCGCCTCCGCGACCTCATCGGTCCTGACGGCCGCCGGGGGCTGGCAGCAGCTCGCCACCCCGAGCAGCGAGGCCGTCCGGTGCGCGGCCACGAGCTCGAGGTCGTACTCGACCGTCGCGCGCACCGGCTCGCCGTCGACCACGTCCAGCACCCGCCCGCCGGCGTCGTAGTTCATCACCTCGACCGCCGTCCCCGTGCCGATGTGGGGCAGCTCGACCAGCCGGTGACACCTGGCCGGCAGCCGCCGCTGGCCGCAGACGAAGACGTAGGCCAGTTCGACGCCGGCTGCCGCCTCGAAGGCTCGGACGCTGCGGCCCGTGCCGTGCAGATCCACGAAC